AGGTCTCAAGCAGAGGCGTAAACTGGTCTATCAAGTCAATTAATACTAAAACAAGTGTGTCCAGCACTGGGGCAAGCGCTTCCATGAGGTTTGAAGCCAATAAAGCAAATAAGCTAACAATAGATGGCAACAGGTCAAGAATAGGGGGCAATAGTTTTTTTACAAGCGGAAGTAAAGCAGGGATAACATCACTAGTGATTACTCCACCAACTTGACCAGCTACATCAACAAGAACAGGTCCAATCTCTTGGATTAATGGAGTTACAGCCTTAGCAAGCTCTCCAAGAATTGGCAATAACGCAGTTCCCATACTTATCTTGAGGTTTTCTATCTGCGCCTGTACTTGTGCCATACTTGCTGCTGTTGTGCCAGACTGCTCACCGATTTTAGCCATTGAGGTTTCGCCCTGCTCCATAACCGCTTGCATAAAGGCTTGCTCACGGGTCAGGTTCTGGTCGGCAGCCATAAGCTCATCAATGCGAGTACGAACTTGCCCTGAGGAAATGCCGAAGTTATCTAAGCGAGGGATGGCTTGGTTAGCCAGCATCAGGGCAAAGTCTTCCATTGATGCTGTAGCATCCATGCCCATTGCAGAGCCAAGCTGGGTTGCCATTTCTGCTAACTTTGCAGCTTCTTCAGAGCTATCTGCCAAGCCCATCGACATGAACTTATTCGTGGCTTGCATCAAGTCGGTATCAGCAACCATCCCCCTTGTGGCTTGACGCAATTCTTCGAGCATCGGGGCAGCTTCTTCGCCAATCGAGGCTGCAAGGTTTTTGAATGTATTGGTCACTGCCTCTGCGGGCGCAGCAGACGTCGCCAGATCGCCAGCAAACTTTACAACTGCACCACCAGCTACACCAAGAGCACCACCGACAATGCCAGCGGTTTTGCCAAGTCCACCAAGCGTCCCTAAAATACCACTTAGCTTGCCACTGGCTTCATCTTTACCAGTAATGATAACTTCGAGAATATTTTTCTCAGCCATTGTGCCCAGCTTTGTTCATTTTACGTATGACCTCATCTCGGCGCATTATCATTCGGTGAAACCATTCTGGTGTGCATCTTTCTTCAAAGTCCCACGGGGCAATGCCATATGTCTCACTCAAGTCAAGCACAACAGCCCAGTAAGGCGGTTCATCACCGAACCCTCGCATCCAAGACTTATATCTTAATTGCTCGGGCTCGGTGAGGTAGGGTTTTGGTTTAATCCACCAATCTGGGCAATGATTTCACCTAACTGTGCTTCAGAAGCATCAAGCAATTGTTCTCTGGCTTCATCTCGGTCAGCGGGCTCAATGACATAACCCAGAATAAACTCTATCAAATCATCGATGATATTCGGGTTGCTTTGCGGGTCGGCAGCCTTCTGCATTAGCTCGATGCTTTTCTTAGCCCTGCGCAAGAAACCGGGCGTGTCTTTAGATGGAATTTCTATCTTGATCATGGTAAGCTCGCTAACTCGTTCACTACGATAATCTCAGCATACTTTGCAGCAGTGGGGTCATAAGCAACTCTGAAATCACCTTCAAGCACATCGTTGCCATTGTTCTCACCAAGTTTTTCAAACTTCTCCCACATACCAGCCACATTGATTTTCAGCGTTTTCTTGGTGTAAGTCGTCCCCGGGGTTACAACAGTTGAGCCTTCACTCTTTAGCTGAATTAACTTCGGTGTCAATGAACGCCAAGCAGCTTTCTGGTCTTTAGAAGTGGCATTGTGCTCGAATACCAAGTGCAGCTTTATATCAGGCATGCCACCATTAATCTTGCAGAAGGCAAGGTCGCCATTAGCTGCATAAACAGCTTGGAAGCCAGTGGTCACATCGAGGCTAAACTCATATAACGTGCAGGGGATTTGAGTTGTTCCAATAGTTCCACTAACTGCATCGATATATAGCTTGGTCTTTTGGAAAAGAATATCCTCAACTGTCGGCAAGGCTAAACTTCCTGTAAAATTAGCCATAACGCTGACATTTGCACCTATCAGGGTTGCACTCATCATGATGGGCTCTTTTGCTTTACCGCTAAGCTTGAAGCTTTCGGCAAAGGCATAAGCCATCTGCTCTACTTCCTCGTTATCACCACCTTCAATAGTGAACGTCTTCGGTGTCTTGAGTGCAGTTGTGGGAAAGGCGTAGGTGTAAATCTTGTCAGACCCAGTTCCATCAGCGCTCCCTGTTACAACGCCATCAACACCCATCGCCAAGATATAAGGCAGCTGCTCAAAGGTTGCAGGGACTTCGTCCAAGTCAAGCTGACCTTGCGTGAATGGGAAAACAGCCCTATTCAACGGGGCAATGTAGCCAATATCCTCATCTGGAAAATAAGGCTCACGCTTATCCTCTAACGTTCCAGTTCCACGCCAAATTGTTGTGGCTGGGACTGGCGTGCCAGCAGTTGCCTCTTTGCCAAACTGCAATTTGCGTAATCGTTTTATACCAGCCATTTAGCCTCCTAACAGCCTGAGCAGCCCTTGTCTTCACTCTCGGGCTGCAAATTCTTATTCTCGTGTAAAGCTTTGCTTTGCTTTACTTCGACTTTTACATACAATCCAGTTGCGAGCAGAAACGCTTCACCAAACTGCTCCACCTCTTCATCGGTTAAATCTCTGGCGGGTATGTCAGCCAGAGAGCCATTGCCTACATACTTCAGCATCCTATCTTTCCTTTCACTTCAATTTCAATGCGCCAGCCTAAATGACTTTCGCCAGCGTATTGCAGCCAGCCGAATGTTCCACGCACATCGGTGTAAGTGTCTACACTCCCTCCAAGCGTTGGGTCGGCAAGTAGAATGCCAATCACCTCATTTCTAAAGCTAAGCGCTATCGGGAATGATTTCGGCAGCACTTGCCTTGCAACGTGGATCTCAACAACCAGCACGTCCAGAACTTCCTCAAAGCCTGAGCCACCTATCGAGCTAAAGCTACTTGCATAAGCCAAAGCAAAAGGGAATTGAGCCATCGCTTCGGGCGGAGCTGCAGGCGCTTCTTTTATGCCGTCGATCTTAGCCAACTCGGCTTGAAGCCAAGCTAACGCATTGCCAACAGAATAGCTCATATTGTGACCTTCCGATAAGCCTCTATAATAGTGCTAACTGTTTCATCAAGCCCACCATACTCCAGCGAGCCTAAAGCAGAATTAGCACTAATATTTTGGAACGCCTGCTGCCCGTGCTTATACCAGCGGATAACCTGCATAATCACGGCTTGCTTTATATCATCAGGAACTGATAGACTATATCCGAACTTTCCTTTCACTTGGACAGACCTGCGCCTGCACGGGAATGTGCCAAACTCAAGCCGTAAATAATTGAATGGGAGAGAGTTTATCGGCAAGCAATAATACTCTGCCGCATCTAACAGTTCGAACGTTGTGCCATCCCATGCAACCTTGACCTCTTTAGGATTGGTGGCTAACTCGCCGATGTAAAGCTCACAATTGCCAACGCTATCAAATAGACGAGTAGCTTCTGGAGCGCAATAAGCATCAGGCTCACGCCCCGTCCATCGGTCAATGGCTCTGGATGCCCGAGAGATGAGGCTAAATATCGTAGCATCATAGTCGGAAGCCCATTCTACATCGGGCATCATATTCTTGACTTCTGCGATTGTGCAGTAATCCGCCATAATACGCTCTCATTTTAGGTGGGGCGGTAAAACGCCCCACCAATTGGTTAGTCAACAATCATAGACGGCTGGACTTTAGTTCCATACCGACTTTCAACAATATACAGCGCAGATGTGATATTCGCAGCATTAGAAGCTGCAACCTTAGCAGCAATGCAGTCATACGCTCCAATAGCGGCTGGGTCAATCTCGAACACCACGAGCTTGTCTTTCAAAGCAGCATCCAGCGAATAAGACGCAGCAGCCGTCCGTTCCACCAAAACATCAGAGGTAGCACAGTCGAGTGTCGAGAAAATGCGGGCTGCTTCGGTCATCGCAGTTGCGCCAGTTCCAGCGACAGCAGTAGCCTTCATCACGGAAAGCACTGGCACAGTCGCCTCGCCTTGCTTCACAGAAAAGACAATCCAAACTCTGTGGGCATACTTAAGAGAGATGTAATCGCCAGTTGCAGCCGAACCTCCTGCGGTTGGAGCTAAGCCAGTCACAACATTCAAATCACCGGGAATCTTAATCATCTCTCCTCCTATCCACGTTCAGCTAATGTTACATACGGGCTGATCGTATTTGAACCCTTAGCAGGTGTCAGAGCAGACTTCCACAATGGCGCACCATCGAAGCGGTAAACGAAGCGCAACGCCGTTTCATCATAGACGAACCGAACGTGAATTGAGGTGTCATACTTCATCGCTCCAGCATCAATGGTCACGTACTCATTGAAGTCGGCAAGAATGACATCGCCAACATCACCAAGTGTTGCATTGTGCTCGGTAGGGATGACGGGACGTCCGAACAGCGTAGCATAAGGCGTTCCAGATAAGCCATTAGCAGGCAAGTAGGCTGGAACGTTTCCAACAGTCAGCGCATACAGTTGAGGCTCAACATCTTGGTTAATCAGCCACACAGCATTGGCACGGCTGCGAGCATGCAATCTCGACCACATTTTGACGATGTTGGCATATACTACAGTGTCGGCAGCCTGCTGGGTCTCTTTTGCAACGGTAACAAGTGCAGGCGATTGCA